CCTTGATAATCTAAGAGTGTTATGCAAGTCATGCAACCTGCGCAAGGGTGCGCTCAATGAGGGGGTTTTTTTAGCACAGACGGCTACCCCCCCTGTCTTTTCAACCTATATCTCCCCGATGCAGTCGGAAACGATGCTGGACAGTCCTTTTAAGACCCGACCAGTCACAGATCAATGACAACTAAGCCTAAAAAGAGCAAAGCCCTACGAGGGGCAACCAAACCAAGGCTTCACAGTCCACTTCTTAAGGGCGAAAACAAGCTGCAAGATGTTTTAGATATTGCCAAGATGATTGGTGAGGAGTTATTGCCTTGGCAGGAGTTTATTCTTAAAGATATGCTCACTGTGGACAAAAGAGGAATGTGGATTCGGAAGAGTTGCCTTCTTTTAATTTCGAGACAAAATGGCAAAACATTTTTAGCCCGTATGTTGATCTTGGCACATCTTCTAAAATGGGATTCTAAGAATGTGCTTATCATGTCCTCTAATCGCTCGATGGCATTAGAGACCTTTAGACAAGTAGCTTACGCATTGGAGAATAATGACCACCTTAAAGGATTCGTCAAACAGATCAGATATGCCAACGGAACTGAGAGCATTGAGATGCTATCTGGAGCAAGGCTTGATGTTGTCGCAGCAACTAGAGACGGCTCTCGCGGTAGATCGGCAGACTTTCTCTACATCGATGAATTACGAGAAATCTCAGAAGATGGATACCGAGCTGCTACTCCTACAACTAGAGCTCGCCCAAATTCTCAAGCGCTTTTTACCTCTAATGCAGGAGACGCTTTCAGCACTGTACTCAACGACCTACGAGAAAGAGCTATCGACTATCCACCCAAGTCTTTTGGATTTTATGAATACTCAGCTCCGCAATACTGCAAGATAGACGATCGCAATGCATGGGCTTTGGCTAACCCCTCTTTGGGATACACCATTACAGAAGAAGCGATTGAAGAAGCGATTGCTACTTCACCGATTGAAAACACGCGTACTGAAACTCTTTGTCAATGGATAGATTCGTTAAGTAGTCCGTGGCCACATGGAGTCTTAGAGGACACATCAGATAGCACACTAGAAATGAGCGCGGGGGCTTATACTGTATTCGGTTTCGATGTCAGTCCGTCACGCAGGAACGGATCATTGGTCGCAGGACAACTTCTCCCAGATGGGCGGATTGGCATCGGGATTCTGGAAACCTACAGCTCTCAGGTCGCCATAGATGAGTTAAAGATGGCAGCAAGTATAAAGGCGTGGTGCGACATTTATAAGCCACGGCTAGTCTGCTATGACAAGTACGCCACGCAGACAATCGCAGATCGCCTCGCTAACGCTGGAGTTATGGTAGAAGATGTCTCAGGTCAGCAATTCTATAAAGCCTGTGGCGATCTCTTAGAAAGCTTGGTCAATGCTCGCGTGGTTCACAATGGGCAAGAGGAATTGATCCAGCAGATGAATAACTGCGCAGCTAAGGTGAACGATTCGGCATGGCGCATTATTAAGCGAAAGAGTGCTGGAGATATTTCTGCTCCTATTGGTCTAGCAATGGTAGTAAGCAAGTTAATGATCCCTGCACCTAAGCCACAGATATATACTTAGACACGCCCTAGCATATTGTCTAATTGCTTGACAAATGCTACAATTTCTGTCTATGGGTATATTTTCGCGTAAGCCAGAAATATTAGAGGCACAGCTCGCGCCTAAGATTATGGGCGATGGCATTAACTCAATCTACAACTTTACATTCCCTGTTATTGGTAGACGAGATGCTATGGCTGTCCCTGCTATTAAGCGATGCCGCGATCTTCTTTGCACAGTTGGATCTATTCCGCTAGAGTACAAAAAGAAATCCACAGGTGAATCTATTGGAGCTCCTAGATGGGTGCATCAACTATCTAAGTCACAGCCACAATTTGTTACTGTCAGTTATTTGGTCGATAGCCTTCTATTCTTTGGGCAAGCCTTCTTAGAAGTTACAGAAACTTATCAGGAAGATAATCGACCTGCATCTTTCGAATGGGTTGCTAACACTCGCATTACTTTTGATCTTGATGTCACTAACACATTTGTAACACAATATTATGTCGATGGATCACCACGCCCGATGTCTGGTCTTGGATCTTTAGTTACATTCCAATCATTTAATGAGGGTGTGCTTACAACAGGTGCAAGAACAATTCAAGCAGCTATTGACATCCAAAAGGCTGCTGCTGTAGCTGCTCAAACTCCGATGGCTACTACAGTGTTAAAAAATACAGGAGCAGATCTCCCACCTGCGGAAGTTCAAGGCTTACTGGCTTCATGGAAGTCCGCTCGTCAGAATCGTTCAACGGCATATTTGACCTCAACTCTTGAGGCGCAGAATATTGGCTTCAGTCCTAAAGACATGATGTACAACGAGGCAATCCAAAATCTTGCAACTGAGATTAGTCGATTGTGCGGCATCCCTGCTTACTACTTGTCAGCAGACCTCAACACATCTATGACATACGCAAACATTATAGATGAAAGAAAACAATTAGTAGCACTAGCGTTCCAGCCATACATCTCTGCAATCGAGCAGCGTTTGAGCATGGATGATATATCTACTGCTGGTCACTATGTAAAGTTCGATTTAGATTCTACATTCTTGCGCGTTGAACCTATGGAGCGATTGCTAGTTATAGAAAAGATGCTTTCACTTGGTTTAATTACAATCGAACAAGCTATGCAGATGGAAGATCTAACACCTAATGGAAGCGAAGGCTAATGGAAAACTTATACATCGAAGCCACAATGATTGAGTGCAACGAAGAAAAGCGCGAAATCACCGGCAAGATAGTGCCCTTTGGTAATGATGAAATTGGCAGCACTAATCTTGGATCTTATACATTTGAGGCAGGATCTATTGAGATCGCAGACCCAACAAAGATTAAACTGCTATCACAGCATGACATGAAGAAGCCTGTTGGTCGCATGATCTCAGCTGAACAAAAAGAAGATGGCATTTATGCAACCTTCAAGCTCAGCCGCTCACAGGCTGGCACAGATGCCCTTATCATGGCAAGCGAAAATTTGGTTTCAGGTTTGAGCATAGGCGCAGAAATTCTTGCATCTAAGCCATCACGCAACGGACACACAGTCGTAACAGCGGCAAAGTTAAAAGAAGTTTCTCTCGTAACAGAGCCAGCCTTTAAGTCGGCTCAGGTGCTAGAGATCGCAGCAGAGGAAGTTACCCCTGCTGAAGAAAACCCAACTACAGAAAGCGAGACAGCCGTGGAAGATACCACTTCAGCAGTCGAAGCAACACCTGCAGTAGAGGCAGCACCTGTCGAGGCTGCTCGCCCTACTGTAACAGCGATGTACTACACATCTCCAAGAATCGAAATCACAAAGCGTAACTACTTGGAAAACACACTAAAGGCTAACCTCTTTGGTGACGATGAATCTCGTCAATGGCTACGCGCTGCTGACAACGATCAAACAACAGGTGCAGGATTTATCCCAACACCACAAAGCACACAACTACTTAACTTCTTGTCTAACGCAGATCGCCCAATGATTGATTCAGTTTCTCGCGGAACAATGCCAGAATTTGGAAAAACATTTGAGTTGCCTAAGATTACTGAAGTGCCTCTAGTCGATCAGATTGATGAGAATGGTGCAGTTACAGATTCACAACTTGAAGCATCATTTATCACAGTCACAAAGAAATCATTTAAGGGTCGTGCGATCACAACTCTAGAACTCTTAACAAATTCAACACCTGCATTTCTAGATGAGCTTCTTGTCCAGATGGAATACGCTTACGCAAAAGATACTGAAGAATTTGTAACAACTGCTATTCAGGGCGCAGGTACTCTTAACGCAACAGCACAGGCTAACTCAGCAACAGGTTTGCTAAGTTATGTTTCAAGCGCAGCAGCAGCAGTTTATTCTGCTTCACTTGGTTTTGCTCGCAACATGGTTGTCACACCAGAGCAGTGGGCTAACATCATGTCATACAATGATGCTGGTCGACCAATTTACATCGCTGCAAATCCTCAAAATAATGCAGGAGCACTTTCACCAACAAGCCTGCGCGGTAATGTTGCAGGTCTTGATCTTCGTGTATCTCGTTACATGAAGGGTTCTGGGGGAGTCGGCACAGCAGATTATTCAATGGCTGTTATCAATCCAGATGCTTACACATGGTACGAAGGTGCTCGTCAGCAGCTTCGTACTAATGTTAACTCAGACGGAACTGTAGACATTCTACTATTCGGTCAGGGAGCACTTGCTACAAAGCTTGCAGCAGGCGCAAACTGGTTTAACCTAACCTGATAACTAGGTAACTAAGTCGCTCTAGGGGGTCAGTAGCCCTCTGACTCCCTAGAGTCTTTAGAAAGGATTGCACATGGCACTTACAACAGTCGCAGAACTCCGGAGCACTCTCGGTGTCGGTACCTTGTATCCAGATGCAACCTTGCAGGAAGTGTGTGACGCATCGGATGCAGTCCTTCTTCCAATGTTATGGGCACCAAAATGGTTTACAGTTGCACATGAAAACACAGTAGGTTCAGGCACCTTATACTTTAACGATAATGTTCGCGAGACTTTTTATGTAGGTCAAAGCGTAACTATTGCCAACTCAGGAAGCTCATACAACGGCACTAAAACAATTACAGCCGTCAATAGTTTTTCAATTAGCGTGAATACTAATCACACTACTGCTCAGGGTTATCATCCGATTTATCCTTACGGATCTGTATCGACTACGACTTACACAGACTGGACAACCGATATGGCAGTCCAGCAAGCAGCTCTTATGATATCTGTTGAGATCTGGCAAGCGCGTACAGCCACCCTTTCAGGCAGTAACGCTGTCGATTTCCAGCCAAGCCCTTACCGAATGAGCGCACAGCTTCTCGCTAAGGTGCGAGGATTGATCGCTCACGCACTTGATCCGCGTTCGATGGTGGGATAATGCCCGTTGCCGTCACTACTCTTAGAACCACATTAGCCACTGCTCTAGTAGATAACGCTAAGTGGCAGACCTTTGCTTTTCCACCTGCAACAGTGCTTGCTAACTCTGTCATTGTTTCTCCAGATGATCCTTATTTAACGCCTAGCAACAATCAACACATTGGCATTAGTCCAATGGCTAACTTCAAGATTGTTATGACTGTTCCACTATTTGACAATGAGGGAAACCTTAACGGCATCGAGGACACAGTCTGTGGCGTGTTCGCTAAGCTCGCTGCCTCATCTTTGACCTATAATGTAAGCGCGATAAGCGCACCAAGTATTCTCAACGCTGCATCGGGAGACCTTCTCAGCTGCGAGATGTCCGTATCAATCCTAACGAGTTGGAGCTAAACATGTCCGAGTGGGAACAAGAAAACGCTGACTTCCTGAAGAAAATCGGGCAAGTAAGCACACCAGCACCAAAGCCAGTAACTACTAAGAAAGACGAGGAATAATCTCATGGCTGTATTTCTAAACAACAAGGTCGGCGTGAAGATTAACACTGTTGATCTTTCTGACCATGTCACAAGCATTACTCTAAATCGCACATTTGACGAATTGGAAGTCACAGCGATGGGTGACACAGCACACAAGTTCGTTAAGGGCTTGGAAGCATCATCTGTAACAATCGACTTCCTAAACGACACAGCAGCAGCGAATGTATTGGCAACACTACAGGCTGCATGGGGAACCACAGTCACATGTGTATTCCTACAGGAAAAGGGAACAGCAGTTTCTGCTACTAACCCTCTTTACACTGTTTCATTGCTAGTCAATAACACTACAGACATCAATGGTGCTGTTGGCGATATGGCTACACAATCTATTACATTTACTGCTAACTCAACAGTTGCAGTAGCCACATCAGGCACATTCTAAACAAACGATAAAGGGGCAAAACCATGGCAAAACTAAAGATAGTTCGTACAGATGGAAGCGTATTGGAAGGCGAGATCACTCCAGCAGTGGAGTACTCATTTGAGCAGTACGCTAAAAAGGGCTTCCATAAGGCGTTCCGCGATGAAGAAAAGCAGAGCGATGTCTATTGGTTAGCATGGGAAGTAACACGCAGGTCAGGTGAAACTGTTAAGCCTTTTGGTATGGATTTCATTGAGACACTCAAAAGTGTCGAGGTGCTTGATTCAGACCCTTTAGCTTAAAGCGCGATCTTCCATTCACCTATCTAATCGCTAGGCTAAGCATTAGGTTGGGAATCGCGCCACAGCAGTTGTTGGATCTAGATAAGACCATGCTCGATGCATTAGTGCAGGGGCTCAAGGATGAAGCGAAAGAGGTGAGCGATGCCAACAGAGGTAAAAGGCGCAATCGCACTTCGTAAAGCCCTCAGAGAGTTTACACCTGATCTTGCTAAAGAAACTCAGAAAGAGATCGCAGCAATCCTTAAGCCGATTACTGCAAAGGCTCGAGGTTTTATTCCATCTAGCACACCTTTAAGCGGATGGGCTAAAAGCGGTAATGGCACTTGGGGTAATCGAGTCTGGTCATCATCTGAGGCTAAGCGTGGCGTTGGCTATAAGACATCACCATCGAAGCCTAATCGTTCAGGCTTTCGAGCACTTGCTCGCATCGTTAATGCTTCACCATCTGGCTCTATCTATGAGACTGCTGGTCGCTTAAACCCCGGTGGCAGACCACAGGCAAAAATGCGTCAGGTAAATATTCCTAGTTCTAATCCTGCTATTGGTATGCACAGTTATGAAACAAGCACAGGAAAGAATGTAGGCAAAAGCAATAACCCAAATGCTGGTCAGCAGTTTGTGGATGCAATGAATCGGACATCACCTATTGTCAATGCTTATCAAAGACAAACAGGACAAGCAGGTCGCGCTTCTCGTAAGATGAAGGGTCGCGCAATCTTTCGTGCATGGGCAGAAGATCAAGGCAAGGCTAACGCAGCAGTTATCAAAGCAATCGAAGATTCTAAAGTTAAGTTTGAGCAGAGAGTAAAGGGCAAATAATGGCAGCAGATGTAAAGATTGATATTGCTGCCGAATTCACTGGCAAGAAGGCTTTTAGACAAGCCGAAACAGCAACAGACAAGATGACCAAGAATGTCAAGAAATTGGCAGGGGCATTGGGTCTGGCTTTTGGTGGTCAAGCAATTCTTGCTTATGGTAAGAAAGCAGTTAGAGCAGCAGCACAAGATGAAAAGGCGCAGAAGCAATTAGCTCTAGCTCTTAAAAATGTAGGACTTGAAAGAGATGCCGCTTCTACAGAAGCCTACATCCAGAGATTACAAAGCGAGTTTGGTATTCTCGATGACAAGCTTCGCCCTGCTTATCAAAACTTGGTTGTCGCAGTGCAGGATTCTGATAAGGCTCAAAGACTTCTTAATCTTTCGTTAGATATCGCGGCATCAACTGCCAAGGACTTGGGCTCAGTTACATCTGCCCTCAGTCGTGCATATTTAGGAAATAACGCTGCACTGTCTAAACTTGGTGTAGGTATCTCTAAGGCAGATCTTAAAGCCGGCAAGTTCGAGGACATCATTTCTCAGCTTGAAGGTACATTTGCAGGATCAGCACAGTCTGCTGCTAACACCTTTCAAGGCTCAATCGATAAGTTAGGTGTTGCTGCTGCTAACGCTTCCGAGATTATCGGTACGGGTTTAATCGATGCACTTAAAGGATTAGGCGATCAGGATTCTGTCGATAACCTAGCCAAGTCAATGCAGGATGCTGCTACTTACACAGCAGATGTTATTCGTGGCATTGGTGTACTCATTGAGAAACTTAAAGGACTTCCGGGGATTGGTGCACTAGATATTGGAATGATTCCGATTCTCGGTACTTATCTTGAAATGCTAAACGCAGCTGGCAAAGCTGCCAAGGGTGGTAATGGAATCGCTGCTCAAGGTTTGGCTCACCTTGCAGAATTGCAAGCCAGATACACATCAGCAATACTCAAAGACGAAAAAAGGATTACAAAGGAAGATCAAAAGCAACTTAAAGATGCTCGCTTAAAGGCTGCAATCGACAAGGCTAACCTTGCTCTGAATAAAGGTAGCGATGTCTTTGACATGGACAAGATCCAAATTGCAGCAGCTCTTACTAATCAGGCTGAGCAATTAGGCAAGGCGACAAGCGGAGCGCAGCTTCTACAGATTGCTAATGATACAGCTCGCCTTAATGTAAAGAAGTCGATTCTTGCTCTAGAGGATGCAATCGCTTCTAAGGATGAAGCAGCCATCACAGCTGCAACTAAAAAACTTAATGCAGATCTTGGTGTGCTGAACGCTCTTACTGGTCAGAACACACAACTGGTTGCAATCGAGTCAATTCTTAAAGGTTTAACTCCCAAGGATCTTATCAATCAGAATAACCTTGATGAAGCACTCCGCAAGATCCGAGAGATGCTAGATCTATTGTCTAAGGTAAAGCCCCCTACAATAATTCCACCTGCTGCAGGTGGCGGCGGCGGGGGTGGCAACGGCGGGGGTGACGGCGGCGGATTTATCCAAACACCTAACGGAATTCGCCCGATTGGTTCTGCTCGTTCTATAGAAGAAATAAACAAAGCCAATGAAGAACTTGGTGGAGTCATATCAGTTATTGGCGAGAATGGCAAAGAGTTTATCAAACTCATCGATGGAATTGCTCCAGTGTTTCAGACTCTTGAAGATTCAGGCGCATTTAATGCCTTAGTCAATTCTTTTGCAGGTGGAACAATAGGTTCATTTGATGCTGGCTCTTTCCGAGCAACTGAAGGCGGATCATTGTTTAATTCAGGGGCAGTAGGCTCACGCGATCGAGACATCGTTATTAATGTGAACACAGGCGTGGGAGATCCTAACGCTATCGCAGAAGCGATTGATGAAGTATTACGACAAGCTCGTGATAGAGGAACACTAACCGCGTTATGACATGGCTTCCAGAGTGGCGCGTAACAGTAGGTGATGATGTCTATACGACTGTCACCTCTGTGTCGTTCGCATCTGGTCGCTTAGACATTGACCGCCAAGCCACAGCAGGTTACTGTCAAGTACAAATAGTAAATACAGACAATACAGAATTTACAATCAATGTAACAGAGCCAGTCACTTTAGAGCTCAAGAATAGCTCTGGCACATATGTGACTGTATTCGGTGGTGAGGTATCAGACTTTAACATCGGTGTGCGTAGCCCAGAGGAATCAGGCTATGTAACCACCGGCACTATTTTAGGCATTGGTTCACTTGCTAAACTGACTAAGGCTGTTTTTAACACAGCACTTGCAGAAGGCTTAGACGGCACACAGATTGCTACAATCTTAGGACAAGCACTTAATCTGACATGGGCAGAAGTCACACCTACTGTCACATGGGCAACCTATCCAGCAGATGTCACATGGGCAAATGCAGAGTCCTACATCGGTGAAGTGGACTCAGGCTTCTACACGATGATTGCTCTTGCAGCTAGTGCCTCAGCTAAGTCTCAGACCTTGACAGACCAGATCGCTAACAGCGCGCTCGGTCAGATGTACGAGGAAAAGGATGGAGATGTCTCATATGCAGATGCAGACCACAGATCTAACTATCTCGCAGCTAACGGCTTTACTAACCTTGACGGCTCATATGCAATACCAAGCTCTATCACCTCAACAACTCAGATTGCTCGTATCCGTAACAGCCTTATCTACAGATACGCCACAGGATACGGCTCAACCTACAGTACCTCTGACACAGACTCTATAGCCTCTTACGGGCTCTTTGAGCGTTCCTTTGACTCTAACATCAAGAACCTTGCAGACATAACCGACATCGCCTCTAGAGAGTTAAACCTGCGTAAGAACCCACGCGGGTCATTAGGTGCTATTCGCTTTCGTCTAGACAATCCAGACATGCCAAGTGCAATGCTTGACAGCCTCATCAATGTCTTTTTTGGTCAGCCTGTGCTTATTACTAACTTGCCTACTAACTTACTTGGTGGCACTTTTGATGGCTTTGTCGAAAATGTGGCACTTAACGCTACGCCTACATATGTGGACATAACTCTCTATGTCTCAGCCACAGATTTCTCACTGAGCACGACTCAGTGGGAAACAGTATTGCCTGCATCACTAATCTGGACAGGCGTAAATGGTACACTTACTTGGACAAATGCGACAGGAGCACTAACCTAATGGCAACAACAACACCCAATTTCGGATGGGCTGTTCCCACATCCAGCGACTTAGTTAAAAATGGCGCAGTTGCCATTGAGACACTAGGCGATTCTATCGATGCTTCTATGGTCGATCTAAAAGGTGGCACTACTGGACAGCTTTTGTCTAAAACTTCTAACACAGACATGGACTTTACTTGGACTACTCCAGCTGCTTCATCTAGCGGTTTAACAAAAATTGTTACAGCTAACTTCTCTGCTTCAGCAGCAGTTCAGATCGATCAATGTTTTACCTCAACATACACAAATTACATCATTGTTCTGAATGCCTTAGGCAACAGCGGTGGCGGCGCTTTGTATTTACAATGGCAGACTGGCACAAACACATTGGTTTCATCGGCTGATTATTATGGTGGAGGCTGGTCTGTAACAAATGGCGGTTCAAGTGCCACATTTACAAACAATGGCGACACAAAGTTTACTTTAGCGCCAACAGTTGCAACAAACACACGCCAAAACTTCACAATTAACTTATCAAATGTCGGCAACAGTTCCCAAGATGCTAACTTATCTTCTTTAGGAAACGGATCAGGAAACGGCATTGCAACTTATGCGGGAATCATTAACGCAGCAGCGACTTATACAGGCGTTAGATTAAGCGGAAACGGCAATTTGACAGGTACTTACACAGTCTATGGATTGGCGAAATAATGACAAATGACAAAGTCACAATTACGGATGCTCTTACAGGTGAGACTATTGAACGCGAAATGACCGATGCAGAGCAAGCGGAACGAAACGCTTTTCTTGCTAAAATCAAAGCAGAAGATCTTGCTAAGGCTAAAGAAGAGGCAACGAAATCTGCTGAAAAGTCTGCACTTCTGGAGAAGTTAGGCATTACAGCAGATGAAGCAGCTCTCTTACTTGGATGAAGCCTAAGTTAAGTAAAGCTGCTATTCAATTAAGAGAGCAGTGCAATGACTCGTTCCCAGATCGTGACCGCGCATCGGATGGTTGGATCGGTGATACCAGACACACTGCTCGCAAGTCAGATCATAATCCAGATGAGCAGGGCTGGGTTCGTGCCATTGATGTGGACAAAGACCTATTCAAGGGTGGCAAGCCAGACATCATGGCAGATCTTGCTGATCAGCTTCGTACCTTGTCCAGATCCAAGAAAGACAAGCGTATTAGTTACATCATTTACGATGGACGAATCTGCTCACGCATCCTTAACTGGAAGTGGCGTAAATACACAGGGGCTAACAAACACACTAAGCACATGCATGTTAGCTTTAAGAAAGAAGCTGACAATGATGGTGCTTTTTTTCAAGTATCTATGTTAGGTGGACAATAATGAAGAATATCAAGAACCCTGCAATCCTTGCTGCTGGAGCATTCTTAGCTGCATGGGCATCAAGTAACTTCGACCTTGATTACCGCGCAATCCTATGGGCTGTATTGTCAGGCGTGTTCGGATATGCGAGCCCTAAAAAGTGACACAGACAGACTTCTTCCAGCTCTACATTGCAACCATCGTGGCACTCGGTGGCTTGTCAGGCTTTGTGATTACTCATTTACTGACAGAGATTAAGCGACTCCATGCGCGTGTCGATGAGATCTATAACATACTTCTAGAGCGATAATTTTCTCATGGCAAGAAAAGCAACTAAGGCTTTAGAAGAACAGGGTTACTCCAAGCTTGATGCTTATTGCATTGGGCTTTATGAGTATTTCTGCTCGCTTAAAAGAGCAGGGTTTCCAGAGGACATCGCCATGTTCATGATTACAGAGCCACAGGCATATCCTCATTGGATCTTGCCCGATGGGATACCGCCAGAGAAGTTAGGCGATTACATAGATGAGGATGACGATTAAGCGAATCGTAGTCGTTTCAGATCTTCAAGTACCATATGAAGACAAGGTAGCCACCCGTAATCTTGCTAGTTTTATCAAGAAGTTTAAGCCTGACCAAGTAGTCACCATTGGCGATGAGATTGACCTACCACAGATAAGCAAGTGGGAAGAAGGGCGCATGGGCAGTTATGCGCAGACCCTAGATGATGACCGCAATCAAGCTGTGGACTTGCTATGGGAATTGGGCGTAACAGATTGCATCCGCAGCAATCACACAGATCGCCTGTATAACATCATCATGGCGAAAGTGCCAGCATTCGGAGCATTGCCAGAGCTGCGCTTTGAGAAGTTTATGCGCTTCGATGAGCTAGGCATAATTTTCCATAAGAACCCAATGCCTATTGCACCTAACTGGATTGCAGTACATGGAGACCACACACCCATCAAGCCACAAGGGGGCTTATCAGCCCTTGAAGCGGCTCGAAGGCATGGAAAGAATGTCATCTCAGGTCATACCCACAGAGCAGGGCGTTCGGCTTTCTCAGAGGCTTCTGGGGGTCGCATAGGGCGTGTCCTACATGGTGTCGAGGTAGGCAACCTCATGGACTTCAAGCAAGCTGCTTACACCAAGGGCGTGGCTAACTGGCAACAGGCATTCGCCATTATCTATGTGAACAAGGCTAAAGTGCAGGTCGATCTTATACACATCGAAAAAGATGGCACATTTATTGTGGCTGGAAAGTCTTACGGCAGACCTCGATAATCGTTATCGTTTCGTTATACAAATGTCCGCGATTTTGTCGGGTGGGCATGAGACTCTAATCTAGTAAGCCAGTCAAGGGCACTGGATGCAGATAGGTAGAAAATGAACTCAATTACGATCATTGGGATTATTGGCTTATTTCTAGTCACTAATTTCATCTGGTACTGGCAAGGCTACAAAGATGGTAGGCGCGAAGGCTGGCACAAAGGTCGCAGCTTAGCCCGTTCGTTGGCAGATCATGCGAGCTAATGAAATCCTACTCACCGCCACCGACACGATCCGTGATCGTGGGCTCTCATATGGTCACCCTGCGGATAACTTGCAACACACCGCAATGCTGCTCTCAGCATACCTACAAACACCGATACACGACTATCAGGTGGCAGGGATCATGGTCTTGGTTAAACTTGCAAGGACTAATCAATCAGCACAACACATCGACAACTGGGTCGATCTATGCAGCTATGGAGCACTCGCAGGGCAACTAGCAACAGAGGAGAACGAACTCTATGTTTAATTTAGCCGATTACGAACCAGTAGAGAAAAGATTGGGGTATAAGACAGATGGTAAATCGTTTTGGGAGGATTATCCAGATGGCCGTGTTGAGACTGACTTGGTTATCCATGAGAAAGACCGCTATGTGGTCAAAGCTTATCTATTCAGGGGTGCTAAAGATGACATTGCGTTTTCCACAGGGTACGCGGAGGAGAAACCTACTGATAGAGGTGTCAATTCGACTTCTGCATTGGAGAACGCGGAAACTAGCGCAATCGGTAGAGCACTTGCAAATGCAGGTTATGCTGCTAAAGGAAAGAGACCAAGCAGAGAAGAGATGACCAAGGTAGTTGCTACAAAAGTAGTAAAGCCAGCAGTCGCAGATGTTAAGCCAGATGATCAAGATTACTGGACTACACCTGTTAATGAATATAGAGGCGTAGTCGATGCACCTGTAACGCTAGAGAAGGCTATGGATCTTGTGCAGGACATATTAGGCACTGGAGAAGCTGTTGAAGCACCAAGCTGCGAGCATGGACATATGCAATGGCGTGAAGGTGAAAAAAATGGCAAGGCATGGGGTGGCTACTTCTGCAATACAGCAATCTCATCAGCTCATCGATGCCCGACAAAGTGGTACAACCTTGGATCAGATGGAAAGTTTCATCCACAGAAAGCGAGAGTGTAATGGGAAACATTGGAATTAAGATCAATGGTGAATGGGTCGATCTTATGTCTGCCTTTGTGCCATGTCAGTTATGCAATGAGCCAGTTGCAATCAGAGACTTAGAGGACATTTCATCTGATTCGGTCAATGGTGTTGTTACATGGCAATGCTCAAAGTGCAAGGCAGTCAATGGATAAGCAAGATTTAATCCATTACCTTTGGGTAATTGCATTATGTCTAGCTGCTTGGGCTGGCTACATAACAGGATCGCAGATTGGCTAGTCAAGCAAGGAAGCACAGAGGTTTCCGCACAGAGCGTGTTGTCGCACAGTACCTATCGACTGTCTGGCAAGGCGCATGTGTGGGAAGGGGTAGTGGCAAGGATATTGTTAATGTGCCGTTCGATGTTGAAGTCAAAGCCCGCGCTGGATTTCAACCTCTTGCATACATCAAACAATTAAAAGCTCGGACAGCCATTTCGGGGGAATTAGGCTTCGGAGTAATTAGACTCAATGGACAGGGTGAGGATGCGCGTGAGTATGCCGCGATAATCCGACTTGAGGATCTCTTGCCACTACTCATATTGAAGTATGGTCACTTAGACAAAGAACCCACAGAGGCAGACATTGACCACTGCCAGTCATGTGGATCATGGATGATCAGGAGATGCTTAACATGCCAGCCTACGACTACCGATGCACAGCCTGCAATCTCAGTCAAGAGATTACACACGGATGGAACGATAGACCAGTGATTCCATGTAGCTACTGCAATGCACCTATGGTCAAAGGATTTAGTGCTACAGCAATCCACTTTAAGGGCAAGGGCTTCTATTCAACCGATAAATAGTTATCCACAGAACTTATCCACAGGGGGTATAAAAGTGATGACACGCCCAAGATTTACGCTGTTGCTTGACAGTATCTGTACCATGACACAGCAGAGCCTATCAAAGGCTCAGCCCGCGCCGCTGAAGCGGAGAGCGCGGGGGGTGCTTGCATGTATTGGGATAGCTCTATGCATTATGCCTAATGCAGGTGGATCTAAACCAGTGCAATATGTAACATACAAAGAGTATGCATTACATTCATTAGGCTATAACTATAAAGAGTTTAAGTGTTTAGATAAGCTTTATACAAAGGAAAGCAACTGGAGACCCTTAGCTCGTAATGGATCACACCATGGTATTCCTCAAGGGCGCAGTGAGTATTTATCTAGGGTTGATGGTTATAAGCAGATACAATGGGGATTGAAGTACATAGGGCATAGGTATGGAGAACCATGCATAGCCCTTGCACATTGGAAGGCTAAGGGATGGCATTAGAAGAAGCAGCTACTGTGATGTGTAATAGATGTGAGACACGCATCGATGAAGCAGAAGCTATGGAAGTACATGCATGGTGGTTATGTGGTAACTGTTATGATGAGATCTGATGGCTATCGATAAGCTAAACTCTCGTAGGTATAGAGAGCAGCGCGAACGCGTGTTTATGCGCGATGGTAGGGTTTGCCAGTTGTGTGGCACAGATGAGGGCGAGATGCACATTGACCACATCATTCCGCGCAAGGTAGGTGGCGATCACAGCCTTGATAATCTAAGAGTGTTATGCAAGTCATGCAACCTGCGCAAGGGTGCGCTCAATGAGGGGGTTTTTTTAGCACAGACGGCTACCCCCCCTGTCTTTTCTTCCAATATATACCCGATGCAGTCCAGACCGATGCCGGACAGTCCTTTTACCGCCCAACCAGTCACGGATGCTGACCAGTAATGGCGGCTCGTAAAAAACCGCTACGAGGGGCAATCAAACCAAGGCTTCACAGTCCACTTCTCAAGGGTGCAACACGTGCAGATGAGATCGCCAAGATGGCAGATGATCTCGACATGCCCTTACTGCCGTGGCAAAAGTGGGTTCTTGACGACATGATGCGTATCGACGCTAAAGGTAATTACATTCGCAAGACATCCCTACTCCTGGTGGCTCGGCAGAATGGCAAGTCCCATCTAGGGCGTATGCGAGTCATATGGGGCTTGTTTTATGGTGGTGAGACTAAGCATTTGATCATGTCTTCCAACCGAGCAACTGCCCTTATGACCTTTCGTGAGATCGCATGGATTATTGAGAATACGCCTCACTTAAAGGCCGGTACTAAAGCCATCCGCTACGCCAACGGCGGCGAGAGAATAGAGCTTCTTAATGGCGCAACACTTGACCTCGTATCCGATACTCGTGACTCATCTCGTGGACGCACAGCAGATTTTCTCTGGATTGATGAAGTGCGAGAGATCAGTAAAGAGGGTTACACCGCGGCAATTCCAACCACGCGTGCCCGTGGAAATAG